CCATTCGCGCTTGGAAGATCGGCGGGCAATCGCGGCTACTTTGGGAGGGGAGAGTCGAGACATGGGACAACGTCCGGTATCTGCAAGAGCGATTCGGCGTTGAGAACCGATGCGTTTTCGTGGACTGCGGATACCAGCAGGAAGAAGTGGCACTTGAGGCTCTGAAGGCGGCGACACCGACCGACCCTAAGCCGTGGAACCTAACCAAAGGCGCGGACGTTGACGGCTACGTCAAACGCTACGGAGAAAAGAGGTATCGTCGGATTTTCGGGGACTACATCAACTGCATTTCGTCCGCTGGCCAGCCCTATCAGATCATTCCATTTTCCAACCTACTAGCCAAAGACCGACTCACGGCGCTCATGGGTAGCGGCACATTCGGCGTGCCGGTCGATGCCTCCAAGAACTACCACGCGCAGATGCAGAACGAGCAGAAGCGCGAAGTGAAGCCGGGATTGTGGCGATGGGAACTTGTGAAGCAACACGCCCCGAACCATTTGTGGGATACCGAGGTAATCGGAGTGGTGGCGGCTTGTATCTTCAAGGTTCTTGTCGCGATGGAAGAGGTGAAGTGACCAGGCGACTGTCAAACTTTGACACCTCCCCCTTGTGATGGCCGGGAGCGCATTGCAGGCAGCACAAGACCTTTACGACTACGCACGCGGGGATGCCCTTCGCACTGCGGAGATCGAAACCGCGCTTTCGTCGGCGGTTTCCAGCGGGCTTTTGACCAAGGGTGGCACCGACAACGTGACCAGCGCGAGTAAGAACAACGTCTCGATGCAAAAGACGGTTGGGCTGCCCGAACAGCACCGGATTACGGCAATGCGGATGGCTCTTAACGGGCTTTTGGCTAACACGCGACCGAGCAATCGAACTTATCCCCGATACTAAATGGCAATCGTCGATCAATTCGGAAGCCCTTTTTCTAACCCCTACGGGAACCACATTGCACGGGGCGCGTCTCGTTACAACGGAATGCGCCCGTGGGAGCCTGTGCGGTTGCACGACATTGGCAAGCTAGTCCCCGCTATTGATCGGCAAACGCTTGTTTCAGCCTCTCGCCGCCTTTACTTGAACCAGCCGATCCTTTCCGGCGCGGTCGAGCAGAAGTCGATGTATTCCATCGGCAAGGCATGGATGCCAAAATTCACCGGGCAGGATAAGGATTTCGGTGATGCCGCGACGGCCTGGTTGACGGAGATTTTCTATCCGCTTTGCGACCTTCGCGGCCCGGTTTTCGATTTCAAGACGGAGCTTTACTTGCTGTCTGACGCCATCGACCGCGACGGAGAGGCTTTCGTTGTCCTGACCGAAACCAAGGAGGGATTCCCGCGAATCCAGCACATCCCGTGTCACAGGGTCGGCAACCCCGTAGGAATGCAAGACGGCCCAATTGAAAGCGGGCTTTACCGCAACGCTAGACTCGCGGATGGCATCGCCTACAACCGCGTAGGAACACCAATAGCCTTTGCTTACCTCGATCAAGATCAGGAATTGATCCAATGGGTATCCTTGCGCGATGCCATCCATGTTTACGACCCGGCATGGCAGGAGCAGGGGCGCGGATTGCCAGCATTCACGGCATCCTTGAACATGCTTCGGGACGCGATGCAGTCGCACGACCTTGAAACCATGGCGCAAGCGATGCTTTCTGGTCGAGTCTTCATCGAGTGGAACGAAACCGGCGCACCCGATACCGGAGATCCGGCATTCGCGCTGACCGGATCGGCCAGTGGCGGCAATCAAAGCCCAGGCGTGCAAGTTGAGAACATCAACGGGCCAATGAACACTTACTACCGCGCCAACAGCGGGAGCAAGCTGGAGACGTTCCACAATCCACGCCCCGGAGACGCATGGGAGAACTTCCAAGACAGGATCATCCGTGGCGCATTGGCTGGCGTGAATTGGCCTTACGCGATGGTATGGAAAGCCAGCGGGCAAGGCACCGCTGAACGTCACGAAATCGCCAAGGCTCAACGTGCAATCGAGGACAGGCAAAGCCTTTTGATGCGCCCCGCGCTTGCAATTGTTTCGTGGGCCGTCGCCAAGGCACAGAAGATGGGCACGCTGCCGCAGTCGCCTGAATGGTATAAGTGGAGCTTCACGATGCCCCGCAAGCTGACCATCGACGATGGGCGGATGAGCAAAGAGCAGATCGAGGGATGGCGGGCCGGATACGTCAACCATGAGGACATCCTCGGAGACTACGGCAAGACCCTTGAGGAGCATTACGACGCCCGCGCCCGCGAAATCTACCTGCGGAAGAAAGCGGCGGAAAAATGGAGCATCGACGGCATCGAGATTGAGGACCGCGAGATGTCCATGCTGACCCCGAACGAGCAAAGCGCCGAACAGATGGAAGCGGCAAAATCACCAACCACTCAAGACAATGGAAATTCTGACGATTGAAAACAAGTCCGGCAAGGTCCGGCTGAATGAGTCGGTCAACCCCGATTCCATGACCCGACTGATTGAAGAAATCAGCCAGGTCTTCGGGGCGCAAGCTGCCGCCAACGGTGCCCAGTTTGGAGAAATCACCAACTGCATCGAAAACGCGGCGGATACGCTCGACATCGAGATTCATTCACCAGGTGGAAGCGTGCTTGATGGCTACAAGCTTTATCACGCGCTTCTTGATCTTCGCGGGCGCGGAGTTTTTGTCACCGCAACGATCAATAGCCTCGCCGCGAGCATGGCATCCGTGATCGCAATGGGAGCGGACAAGATCCGCATGGTAAAAGGCGGGCGGATGATGATTCACGAAGCCTCTAACGTCGTCGCTGGTAACGCTGAAGACATGGCGCGAGCCGCAAAGCTACTTGATGAAATCAGCGGCGAGATTGCCGACATCTACGCAGGCAAGACCGGCGGCGACCGCGACGAAATCCGCGACATGATGAAAAAGGAAACTTGGATGGGCGCGGATGAGGCCAAGTCAAAGAACTTCATCGACGACATCGTGGCTGGGAAATTTGACACCGCGAAGAAGGGCAAGAGCATGAATATTCTCGACCGTCTCACTTCTCCCGCCAGCGCCGAAGCATTGGCGGAAATCGACACGTTGAAAGCCGAGGTTTCCAACCGCGAAAGCGAAGTTGCCGAGCTTTTTAACAAGGTCGGCGTTGCTGAAGCCGCTTTGCAAGAAGCCGCCACCGCTGCCGCCGAGCTTCGCGTCTCCAACGAGACCCTTACCGCTCGCGTTACCGAACTTGAGGCAATCGCCGCCCGCGTCCCCGACCTTGAAGCCGCCGCGAAAGTGACCGTCGAAAAGATCGGCAACGAGGCCGCGCAGATCGCCGCTTCCATCGGCCTCACCCAACCCCTTCCGGACGCAAACAACGGAGAAACCAAGTCGATTCTCGCTCAGTTCAACGAACTGGATGGCGACGAGGCCACCCGTTTCTACAAGGCGAACCGCAAGCAAATCATCGAAGCTCAACTCAACTCCTAATCAATCCATCTCATGGCTACCACGTTTGTTGACAAAATCTATACTCAGGAGGTGCTTCGCGCCTTCACCGCTGGCCTCGCGCCACTCTCGGCTTTCACCCGCAGCTTCTCCGCAGAAGCCCGCCGCAAGGGTGACGCTATCATCATCCCTCGCGTTTCCGCTCTCAGCACCACGACCTTCGCCTACGCGAACAACAGTGGATCGCCCTACGAAACCGAAGGCGGCGAGATCGCAGCAATCACCGTCAACCTAGATCAGCACCAGATCGTTGGCGTTGACCTGACCGACATCCAGTATGCCAGCGCCGGTTCCGCCGACATCATGAACTTCGCGCAGAACCAAGGCCGCGCCTTGGCCCGCAAGTGCATGGGCAACCTGTTCAACGCGCTGACCGTCGCCGCTTTTGGATCGCCAGCCGCCACCGCCGTTACCATCGGCGGAACCGGGTTGACTCAGATCCGGTCCGCTCGCCGGACTCTGGTGAATCGCCAGGTTCCGATGGAGCCGGTGTCGCTCATTGCGACTGCCGACCTCTACCACTCCCTGCTTGGTGACACCAACATCTCGCAGTCCTTCCAATACGGCGGGTCCGAAGCAGTTCGTGAAGGTCGGATTCCTCGCCTACTCGGCATGGATGTTTACGAGACCAACCTGACCAGCATCGGAGCTTCGCTTTCGATTGTCGGGTTCCTCGCTCACCCCGACGCGGTTGCTTGCGCTGTTCGCAATCTTCAGCCACAGGACGGAGGCGACAGCTACCTTGCGGTTGAAACCGTTTCCGATCCCGAAACCGGCCTTGGGTTCACCTACCGCCGCCACTTCAACCCCGGCAAGGGTCGCCACTACGCATCCATTGAGTGCCTCTTTGGATTCGCAGCCGCCCTCACCCTCGGCATTGGCCTTATCGCCAAGACGGACTAACCTTCCTGCGGTGTTTCATGGTGCCGCCGCTCTGGGAAACCGGGGCGGCGGTTTTTCGTGTTGCTTTTTAGCGTCAATCAACGCTGGATGCCGCCAACAAGATGAGCAAAATCAAACTGTCCTTGTCGGTAATTACCGGCAACTGTGAAGCGGATGTGGAGCGGTTCCTAGATGTGTTTCAGCCGCACTTCGACGAGATCGTGATGGTTCGCGCAATCGGGAATCAGAAACCGGACAAAACGCTTGATATCGCAAAGCTTCGCGGGTGCAAAACAGGAGAATACTTTAACGGCGTCACCTGCGGCGGCGGGCGAGTAAAGCTTTGCCGTAAGAAAGGAACGGAGGACTGGCCGCACGTTGACGACTTCGCCGCCGCTCGCAACAAATCCGTCGAGCTTTGCACGGGAGACTGGATCATGTGGGCGGATATGGACGACACCACCGAGGGGCTGGAGCATCTGCGGACCATCCTTGAGAACCTAGACCCCGCTATTGACGTTTTACGATGCCCCTACGTCGTCGGGGAGCAGGGCGTAGTGGCGAACTACCGGGAGCGAGTATGGAGGCGCGGGACGCCCCACAAATGGGCAAACGCGATCCATGAAAACCTTGTGCGGACGGACGGCAAGGATGCCAAGCAAGCTCAAACCGACCGGGTGCGACTCGTCCACATTCCGAGGCATGACAGGGAATGTTCCAAGGACCGAAACCTGCGAATCCTTGAGTCGATCCCGGAGGAAAAGCGCACGCACTCGCATACGTTCTATCTGATGAACGAATACGCGAGGATCAAGGACGCGAAAGCCGTTGAGCTTGCCAAGTCCTTTCTGGCGCATCCAGAGGGAGGCGGGCCAGAGCGTTACGAGACGTTTATGATGCTCGCCGCAATGGCGGAAGAGTTGCCGGACAAGGCGGCAATCTACGCGCAAGCATTCAACGAAGACCCGAGTCGCGCCGAAGCTCTCTACGAACTCACGGCGCTCTCCATGTCGTTCGACGAACCGGAACGGGCGCTTGCCTACGCTCGCCACATGATGACTTGCGAATGGCCGGAAAAGCCATCGTGGAATCACCGGAAGTTGTTTTACGAGTTCTTTCGCGAGGACTTGTATCTGCAAGCTCTCCGCATCAACGGGAGGGCCATGGAATCCGACACCCGGCGCGGGAACATGCTGGCGACATCGGGCAAGACGACGATTTCCCTGCTCCACGCGACACGCGGTAGGGCGATGCAAGCGATCCGCTGCCGGTCGGAATGGTTGCGACTCGCGGACGACCCGAAGCGCGTTGAACACATTTTTGCCGTCGATTCGGACGACGAGGAAGCCGAGGTTTTCTTGCGCTTCCCGTCGATCATCATGGACAACAACGGCGGGCCGGTTGCGGCTTGGAACATCGCGGCGAAACAAAGCACCGGGAAAATCCTCGTGCAGCTTTCCGACGACTGGAAACCGTTCCGAGGATGGGACACGGCGATTGTCGATGCCATCGGAGACACATCCGCGCCCGCCGTTCTCGCAGTCAGCGACGGACACCGGAAGGACGACTTGCTTTGCATGGCGATCCTGACCCGCGCCCGCTACAAGCAACAGGGGTATCTATTCCATCCCGAGTTCTTCTCCATGTTCTCGGACAACTGGTTCTCGCATTGCGCCTTCCGCGACGGGGTGGTGATTGACGCCCGCGACCGAATCACCTTTGAGCATGTCCACCCGGCATTCGGCAAGGCCGAGATGGACGAAACCTACGCTCGCAGCAATGCCGCCGAACACTATCAAAAAGGATCAGAGATTTTCCAAAGGCTGACTCATGAATGACCGAACGACACACGGAGGAAAAGGAGACGCGCCGCGATCAGTCGGAGGCGATAAATTCCGCAGCAACTACGACCGAATCTTCAAGAAACATGAATCCCATCCTATCAATCCTGACGCCCGCAATATGGAACCGGGAGAGCGCGAAGTTCCTAGCCGCCGCCATTTCAGAGCAGATTGGAAGCGCCCCGGTTGAGCATCTAGTGCTTTTCGACAACCGCGCCCGAAGCATCGGCGCAAAGCGACAAGCTCTAGTTGACATCGCACGCGGGCAATACCTCGCGTTCGTTGACGACGACGACGACGTTTCCGAGGACTACGTTTCCAGCCTGCTAAAAGCCGCCGAGACCGGCGCGGATGTCATCACGTTCCGCCAGCGTGCAATTTACAACGGGCTGGAATCTGAGGTGCATTTCGGCATCAACAACCAGGACGGCCCGTTTAACCCCGGCGGCATCACCCTCCGCGCCCCGTGGCACGTTTGCGCTTGGAGGCGGGAGCGGGTGCAAGGCTGTCTGTTCTCCGAGAGCAATTACGGCGAGGACTTGGCGTGGTGCCTGCAAGCCCGCAGGAGAGCAAGCACCGCGCACCACATCGACGCGGTCTTGCACACCTACCGGCACGATGCGGCGACCACGGCAGCACCCGAGCTTTGACTTGCGCCCTTATGCGTGAGCATCATTGACGACTTCCTGAACGGTTCCGCCGACGAGGTTGATTCCATGTTTGGAACCAAGACCATGGTTTGCGAGGGCCAGACCTTCGCCGTGGTCTGGGATGACTATGGCAGCGACTCAGACGGCGGGCTAGGCGGGCTTGAACCGGAAGTTCAGGCAATGGCAACCGCTCAACCTGGGGACGTTGCAAACCCCGCCACGCTGAAAGGCAAGCGCTGCACGGTCGGCGGCGTGGCATTCCGCATCTACGCCGTCCGCGTGGGCAACGTAGCGATTCGTTTTGACCTTTGCGACCCGAACGAAAGCAAATGATCCGACTCCAACTAGATCCAGCTTCCGTTCGCGGATTCAGAATGCGGCTAACCGAGTTCTCGAAAGGGACCGGCAAGA